TTCAAGCGCACCCATCTGGAACAGGCCCGCTCGGTCACCGGACTGGAGAACCCCAACAGTCCCGCCCAGCTCAAAGCGTGGCTGGCGAAAAAGGGCGTGGAAGCCGAATCCCTCTCCAAAGCGTCCGTGCTGGAGCTTCTGTCCCGTGCGGAGGGCGAGGTGGAGCTAGCTCTGTCTCTGCGGCAGGAGCTGGCCAAAAGCAGCGTCAAGAAATACACCGCCATGGAGTCGGTGGTCTGCCCGGATGACCGCGCCCGTGGGCTGATCCAGTTTTACGGGGCCAATCGAACCGGCAGATTTGCCGGGCGGCTCATCCAGGTGCAGAACCTCCCGCAGAACCATCTGCCCGATCTGAAACAGGCCAGGACGCTGGTGCGGGACGGACGCTTTGACGCCGTGGAGCTGCTCTATGACTCCGTCCCGCTGGTGCTCTCCGAACTGATCCGCACCGCCTTTATCCCCAAGCCGGGATGCCGCTTCTTCGTAGCGGACTTTTCGGCCATCGAAGCGCGGGTCATCGCCTGGATCGCCGGAGAGCAGTGGCGGCAGGAAGTGTTCGCCCAGGGCGGAGACATCTACTGCGCTTCCGCCAGCCAGATGTTCCATGTCCCCGTGGTCAAGCATGGCGTCAACGGCCACCTCCGGCAGAAGGGCAAAATCGCGGAGCTGGCCTTGGGCTACGGCGGCTCGGTGGGGGCGCTGAAAGCCATGGGTGCGCTGAACTACGGCCTGACCGAGGAGGAGCTGAAGCCCCTGGTGGACGCATGGCGGCAGTCCAACCCCCGCATCGTGAAGTTCTGGTGGGATGTAGACCGTGCCGCCGCCACCTGCGTCCGGGCCAGAGTCCCCGCCGAGACGCACGGCATCCGCTTCTTCTACCAAAGCGGCATGATGTTCATCGTGCTCCCCTCCGGCAGAAAGCTGGTGTATGTGAAGCCAAAGATGGGCGTCAACCGCTATGGCAGCGAGTCCGTCACCTACGAAGGTGTGGGCGAACAGAAAAAGTGGCTGCGGCTGGAGAGCTACGGCCCCAAATTCGTGGAAAATATCGTCCAGGCCACCGCCCGCGACATCCTGGTGGAAGCCATGCGCCGGCTGGAAGCGGCGGGGTACCAAATCGTGATGCACGTCCATGACGAAGCGGTCATTGAAGCCCCGGTGGATGCCTCCCTGGATGACATATGCGCCATCATGGGACAGACCCCCGCCTGGGCGGAAGGGCTGCTGCTCCGAGCAGACGGTTATGTCTGCGACTTTTATCAGAAAGACTGAGGTGACCCTTATGGGAATCAACAAATACAACTGTGAGGGCTACTACGACCCTACAGCCTATGAAGCCCTGACCCGGATCGAGAACGAGGCGCGCAAACTCCGCTCCTTCCGTCCGGTCGTGTATATCTGCTCACCGCTCTCCGGGGATCTGGAGGGCAACCAGGAGAAGGCAGCGCGCTACTGCCGCTTCGCCGTGGACGCCGGGTATATCCCCATTGCGCCCCATCTGTACTTTCCCCGGTTTATGAACGATGCCAACCCCAGAGAGCAGGATCTGGCCCTCTTCATGGACATTGTCCTGCTCACCAAATGCGCCCAGCTCTGGGTGTTCGGGGACACCGTCTCCAAGGGCATGAGCATCGAGATTGAGAAGGCCAAGCGCAAAGGCCAGACCATCCGCTACTTTACCGAGAACTGCCAGGAGGTGTCCGTATGAAAATCGCTGTGGGCAACAGCCGCATGGATAAGAAGTGGAAGAACCGGGATATTTCCTGGGAGGATCTGTGCCAAAGGGTCAGCTCCACCATCCGTACCACAGAAACCGTGGAGGAATACCGCAAACTGAAGAAGGGCGCCCAGGACAACATCAAGGATGTGGGCGGCTTCGTGGGCGGTCAACTCCGGGAGGGCCGGCGCAAAAACGGGATGGTGCTCTGCCGCTCCATGCTCACCCTGGACATGGACTACGGCAAGCCTGGGGTCTGGGACGAGATCGACCTGCTCCACGACTTTCAGTGCTGCGTCTACTCCACCCATAAACACACGCCGGAGCATCCCCGGCTGCGCATGATCATCCCCCTGGCCCGCGACATCACCGAAGAAGAGTACCCGGCGGTGGCCCGGATGGTGGCCAAGGAAATCGGCATCGACCTGTTTGACGATACCACCTATGAAGCCTGCCGCCTGATGTACTGGCCCTCCACCTCCGCAAACGGCGAATTCTTCTACAAGACCAAGGATGGTCCTCTGCTGGACCCGGACGCCTATCTCGCCAAGTACGCCGATTGGCATGACGCTTCCACCTGGCCGGTTTCCTCCCGGCAGTCCGAAGCGGTGCGCCGGAGCATCACCCAGCAGGCCGACCCTCTGGAAAAGCCCGGCATCGTGGGCGCTTTCTGCCGTGCCTATACCATTGAGGAAGCAATCGAAACCTTTCTCTCCGATGTCTACGAACCGTCCTCTATGAACGGGCGGTACGACTATATCCCTGCCGACTCCGCCGCCGGCGTGGTGGTTTACGATGGGAAATTCGCTTACAGCCATCACGCCACCGACCCGGTCTGCGGCAAGCTGTTAAACGCCTTCGACCTGGTTCGGCTCCACAAATTCCGGGAGCTGGACGAGAATGTGGGGCTGGATACCCCGCCGGGCAAGCTGCCCTCCTTCAAAGCCATGAGCGACCTGGCCCTGGGAGACGATAAGGTCAAGACGGTCTTCGCCGAGGAGCGCATCGCCCAGGCCAGCGCCGAGTTTTCCGATGAGGACTGGCAAAACGGCCTGGAGCTGGACAAGTCCGGCCATGTGAAGAACACCCTGTACAACCTGACCATCATTTTGGAGAACGACCCCAACCTCAAGGGCGTGGTGTTTAACCAGCTCCTGGACGGGATGGAGATCAAGGGCGAGGTGCCCTGGAAGCATCCCTCCAAGTTCTGGCGGGACGCCGATGACGCCCAGCTCATCAGCTATGTGGACACCCATTACGGCACCTTCTCCGCCCGGAACTACGATATCGCCGTGACCAAGGTAGCGGATGACCGGGCCTATCACCCCATCCGAGAGTTCATCGAGAGCCTGCCGGAGTGGGACAAGGTCCCCCGCGTGGATACGCTGCTGATGGATTACCTGGGCGCCGGCGACACCGCTTATGTCCGGGCAGTGACCCGGAAGACCCTCTGCGCCGCCATCAGCCGGGTACTGCGTCCGGGCTGCAAGTTTGACTCCATGCTGGTGCTCAACGGCCCCCAGGGCGTGGGCAAGAGCACCCTCATCGCCAAGCTGGCCGGAGAGTGGTTTTCGGACAGCCTGAACCTAGGCGACACCAAGGACAAGACCGCCGCCGAGAAGCTCCAGGGGTACTGGATCTTGGAGATCGGCGAGCTGGCCGGGCTGAAGAAAGCCGAGGTGGAGACGCTGCGCTCCTTCCTCTCCCGGCAGAACGACATCTACCGGGCGGCGTTCGGCAAACGGGCCACACCCCATCTGCGCCAGTGCGTGTTCTTCGGCACCACCAACGCCGAGTCCGGCTATCTGCGGGATACCACCGGCAACCGCCGCTTCTGGCCGGTCAAGACCCCTGGCACCGGGAAGAAGCATTCCTGGAACCTGACCCACGAGGAGATCCTCCAGATCTGGGCGGAAGCTCTGGTGTATGTCCGCCAGGGAGAGAAGCTCTACCTCTCTCCCGAAATGGACGCGCTGGCCAAGGACGAGCAGCGGGAAGCTATGGAGTCCGATGAGCGCGAAGGGCTGGTGCGGGAGTACCTGGATACCCTGCTGCCGGAACGCTGGGCGGAGATGGACCTCTTTGAACGCCGCAACTTCCTCACCGGCTCCGACTTCGGCGGCCTGCAGGAGAAAGGGACGGTTCGGCGTACCAGCGTGTCCAACATGGAGATCTGGTGCGAGTGCTTTGGCAAGGAACGGGCCAACCTGCGCCGCACCGACAGCAATGAGCTGACGGGCATCCTGGCGCGGCTGGGCTGGAAACGGGCGGAGAACAAGATGCGCGTCCCCCTCTATGGGCCGCAGTACATCTTTGTTCCAAAGGGGTGTTCCCAATGAAAAGACGCTTAGGCACAAATTTCGGGAACGAGTTCCCAGGGACAGCTCCGCACTTTGGAACCCCAGCCGGAACACCCCAGGGGAACGGCGGAAGCCCCATAAGCGGCAAGGAAAACCGGCTTCCTTGTTCCTGTGTTCCCAACATTTCTTATATATCGAAAGATAGAGGAAATAGAGGTCATCAGCACGCGAAACACGCATATACGCGCATAAGGGGATTTTTCGGTTCCCGGAACACAGGAGGTCGATATGCGGGAGAAAGCCATTGAAGCCAAGCTGGTGAAGGCCGTCCGAATCATGGGCGGTCTCGCGCCCAAGTTTATAAGCCCTGGGTTTGATGGAGTGCCAGACCGCCTGGTGCTCCTCCCCAAGGGGAAAATCGCCTTCATTGAGCTGAAAGCGCCCGGCAAGGCGCTCCGGCCTTTGCAGATAAGGCGGAAACAGCAGTTGGAAGCCCTGGGCTTTCCGGTGTACCGCATCGACAGCCCGGAGCAGATTGGAGGGATACTGGATGAAATACAGTCCTCATAAATACCAGACCTACGCCACGGACTTCATCCTGGAGCATCCCGTTTCGGCGGTGTTCCTCGACATGGGCCTTGGCAAGAGCGTCATCACCCTGACCGCCATCTTCGACCTCTGTCTGGACAGCTTCCTGGTTCGCAAGGTGCTGGTCATCGCCCCGCTCCGAGTGGCGCTGGACACCTGGCCCAGCGAGATCGAGAAGTGGGACCACCTGCGCGGCCTTACCTACTCGGTAGCGGTGGGAAACGAAGCCCAACGCAAAGCGGCGCTCCTGCAGAGGGCAAACGTGTACATCATCAACCGGGAGAATGTCCAGTGGCTGGTGGAGGACAGCGGTTTGCCCTTCGACTATGACATGGTGGTCATCGATGAGCTGTCCTCCTTCAAAAGCTACCAGGCCAAGCGGTTCCGCGCACTGCTGAAGGTGCGGCCCGGCGTCAAGCGCATCGTGGGCCTGACCGGCACGCCCTCCTCCAATGGGCTGATGGACCTGTGGGCGGAGTTCCGGGTGCTGGACATGGGTAGACGCCTGGGCCGGTTCATTACCCGGTACCGCACCGCCTTCTTTCAACCGGATAAGCGAAACGCTCAGGTGGTGTTCTCCTATAAGCCCCTGCCGGGAGCTGAGGACGCCATCTATGAGCGGATCTCCGACATCACCATCTCCATGCGGGCCGGCGACTATTTGGATATGCCGGAATGCGTGGTCAACGAGGTCAAGGTCGACCTCTCCGAAAAGGAACGGCAAGCCTATGACACCATGAGGGCGGAGCTGGTGCTCTCCCTGAACGGTGAAGAGGTGGACGCCGGGAACGCGGCGGCTCTGGCGAACAAGCTCTCCCAGATGGCCAATGGCGCGGTATATGGGGAGGACAAAAAGATCCTTCCGCTCCACGACCGCAAGCTGGATGCCCTGGAGGACCTCATCGAAGCCGCCAACGGCAAGCCCGTCCTGGTGGCCTACTGGTTCAAGCACGACCTTGAGCGCATCCAGGAGCGGTTCATCGTCCGGGAGATCAAGACCAGCCGGGACATCGCCGATTGGAACCAGGGCAAGATCCCGGTGGCGGTCATCCACCCGGCGTCCGCCGGCCATGGGCTGAACCTGCAGTCCGGCGGTTCCACCCTCGTCTGGTTCGGACTGACCTGGTCGCTGGAGCTTTACCAGCAGACCAACGCCCGGCTCTGGCGGCAGGGACAGAAAGACCAAACCGTGGTCATCCACCACATTATCACGAAGAACACCATTGACGAGCGGATCATGTCCGCCCTTCAAAAGAAGGAACGGGCGCAGTCGGCTCTGATCGACGCAGTCAAAGCGGATCTGGAGGTGCGAAAATGACAGCGAAAGAATATTTATCCCAAGCCCGACTTCTGGACGCCCGGATCAACGCCAAAATCCAGCAGGTCGCGGCTCTCAACGATTTGGCCACCCACGCCACTGCCACCCTTACGGGGATGCCCCGCAACCCCAATCGCTCCGAGTCCCGGATGGCGGAAGCAGTGGTCAAGATCGTGGATTTACAGAACGAGATCAACCACGACATCGATGACCTGGTGGATTTGAAGCGGGAGATCACCCGGCGGGTGAAATCCATCCCCAACGCCGAGTACCAGCTCCTTTTAGAGAAGCGGTATCTGTGCTTCATGCCCTGGGAGAAGATCGCCGTGGACATGGGCTATTCCATCCAGCACATCTACCGTCTCCACGATTGGGCGCTGCGGGAATTTCCCGTCCCCCAGGAAACATGAGAGTTCGATGTATTGAATGAGAGTAGCTCCGTAGTGTATCATTAAAATTGCCAAAAGAATCAAGCGAAGCCATCGTGGGCCTACCCCTGCGGTGGCTTTTCTTATGCCCGAAGGGAGGTGGAACGGTGCCAACAAAACCCAAGCGCCCCTGTTCGTACCCCGGATGCCCCAAGCTGACGGATGGCAGGTTCTGCGAGGAGCACGCCAAAGCGGAAGCCAAACGCTACGAGAAGTACGACCGTGACCCGGCTGTACGCCGCAGGTATGGCCGCGCCTGGAAGCGCATCCGCGACCGGTACATCCAGGAGCATCCGCTGTGTGAGCTGTGCCAGCGGGATGGCAGGCTGACCCCCGCCGAAGAGGTGCATCACAAGGTACCTCTCTCTGAGGGCGGCACACACGCACGTGACAACCTCGTTGCCCTCTGTAAATCCTGCCACGCCAGAATCCACGCCCAGTGCGGGGACCGCTGGCACAAGCACTGACCCGGTAGGGGGATAAAAATCTCTACAGCCTGTGGGCCGTGCAACGGGCCGGGGGTCTCGCGCACAAAATCGCGGTTTCAAAGGGGGTATATACCCCAGACCGAGAAAGGAGGAAATCTGTGGCCAAAGACGGTACCAACCGCGGCGGCGCCCGTGCTGGTGCCGGCGCAAAGAGAAAGCCCCTCGCCGACAAGATCGCCGAGGGAAATCCAGGCAGAAGGAAGCTGACTGTCATCGACTTTCAGGACACAGCCGATATAGAAGGTCAGCCCATGCCGAAACCGTCAGCCATGCTGTCCGCCACCCAGAAGGATGGCAAGACGCTGGTCGCCGCCGAGGTCTTTGAGAAGACCTGGACCTGGCTGGCGGAGCGGGGCTGCGCCGCTCTCGTTTCCCCGCAGCTTTTGGAGCGATACGCCATGAGCGTGGCCCGCTGGATACAGTGCGAGGAGGCCATCACCGAGTACGGCTTCCTCGCCAAGCACCCCACCACGGGGAACGCCATTCAAAGCCCCTATGTGGCGATGAGCCAGAACTTCGTGTCCCAGACCAACCGCCTGTGGATGGAGATCTACCAGATCGTCAAGGAGAACTGTTCCAGCGAGTACGGCGGGGCCACGCCCCAGGACGATGTGATGGAGCGGCTGCTGTCCGCTCGGAAAGGAAAATGAGTATGACCAAATACAAAACGGCTGAAAGCGTCCGGCGCGGTCACCCGGATAAGCTGTGCGACCTGATCGCCGACAGCATTCTGGACGAGTGCCTGCGGCACGACCGCTATTCCCGCTGCGCCTGCGAGGTTATGGCCACCAAGGGGAAAATCTTTGTCTGCGGGGAGATCACCTGTGCAGCAAAGATTAACATCCGCTCGGTGGTTCGGGAAGTCCTCCGCAAGGTGGGCTACAACCCCATGAAATTCATTGTGTTCGTCTATGTCCACCGGCAGAGTCCCGACATCGCCGGCGGCGTGGATTCCGCGCTGGAAGTGCGGGATGGCGGCAGCGAGGATGTGTTCGCCACCACCGGCGCCGGCGACCAGGGCACCGTGTACGGCTACGCCACCAGGGAAACCTGGACACGCCTGCCAGTCCCTGTGGTTTTCGCAAACGACATCTGCAAAGGTCTGGACGAAGCAATGCGGGATGGAACCATCCGCGGCATCGGTCCTGATGGCAAAGCCCAAGTGACCGTGGTGTATGAGGACGGAAAACCCGTAGGCGTCAAGAACATCGTGGTGTCCGTCCAACACGATGAAGGCAAAAATCTGGAGGAGCTTCGCCGAGAGATCATCTCCGAGGTGCTGTATCCCATTCTGGACCGTTTCGGCTTCCCCAAGAATGTGGAAATCCTCATCAACCCTTCCGGCAGATTCGTGGAGGGTGGTCCCGCCGCCGATACCGGGCTGACCGGCAGGAAGCTGATGGTGGATACCTATGGCGGTCTTGCCGCCCATGGCGGCGGCGCCTTCTCCGGGAAGGACCCCACCAAGGTGGACCGCTCCGCCGCATACATGGCCAGAGCCATTGCTCGGAACGTGGTGGGCGCATGGCTGGCGGAGGAATGCCAGGTTTCCATCTCCTATGCCATTGGCAAGGCAGAACCTACCGCTGTGGAGATCGACACCTTTGGCACCGCCAGGGTGGACGAGGATGTGATCCGGCTGGCGGTACTGGACGTGTTCGACCTGCGTCCCGCCGCCATCATCTCCGTGCTGCATCTGCGCACACCCCTGTACGCTGACACCGCTGCCTACGGCCACTTCAACGGATATAAGTACAGCTGGGAAAATCTCGACAAGACCGAGGAACTGCGGAAGGCGGTGGAAAAGTATGCTGATTGAGCGCAAGCACACCGCCGACCTCATCCCCGCCGACTACAATCCCCGCAAAGACTTAAAGCCCGGCGACCCGGAGTACGACAAGCTGAAACGCTCCATGGAGCAGTTCGGCTATGTGGAGCCGGTGATCTGGAACAAGGCCACCGGTCGGGTGGTGGGCGGTCACCAGCGGCTGAAGGTGCTCATGGATATGGGCGTCACCGAGGTGGAGTGCGTGGTGGTGGAGCTGGATGAAGAGCGGGAAAAAGCCCTCAACATCGCCCTCAACAAAATCTCCGGCGATTGGGACAAGGACAAGCTGATGCTTCTCATCTCCGACCTGCAGGGCGCCGACTTTGATGTGTCCCTCACCGGCTTTGACCCCGCCGAGATCGATGACCTCTTCAAAGGCAGCCTGAAAGATGGGGTCAAGGATGATGAGTTCGATGTGGACGCCGAGCTGCAGAAGCCTACTATCACCAAGGCCGGGGATGTGTGGACGCTGGGGCGGCACCGGCTTGTCTGCGGGGACAGCACCAAGCCGGAAACCTTCTCTCTGCTGATGGACGGTCTGAAGGCCAACCTGGTCATCACCGACCCGCCCTACAATGTCAACTATGAGGGCGGCGCCGGGAAGATCAAGAACGACAACATGGAGAACGCCGCCTTCTATGACTTCCTGCTGGCAGCGTTTCAGAATACCGAGGAAGTCATGGCGGACGATGCCTCTATCTATGTGTTCCATGCGGACACCGAGGGGCTGAACTTCCGAAAGGCGTTCTCTGACGCCGGCTTCTACCTCTCCGGGACGTGCATCTGGAAAAAGCAGTCCCTGGTGCTGGGCCGTTCGCCCTACCAGTGGCAGCATGAGCCGATCCTCTTCGGCTGGAAGAAGAAAGGCAGACACCAGTGGTACACCGGGCGGAAGGAGTCCACCATCTGGGAGTTCGACAAGCCCAAGAAGAACAAAGACCACCCGACCATGAAGCCCGTCCCGCTCCTGGCCTATCCCATTCTCAATTCCTCCATGAGCAACGCCATCGTGCTGGACCCGTTCGGCGGTTCCGGCAGCACCCTCATCACCTGTGAGCAAACCGACCGCGTCTGCCGCACCATCGAGCTGGACGAAAAGTTCTGCGATGTCATCGTGAAGCGGTACATCGAGCAGGTGGGCAACGCGGACGATGTATCCCTCCAACGGGCCGGTCTGACCTACCGCTATGACGAGGTTGCCGGGGACGATGCGGAAGACATCCCATTGTTCTGAGGAGGCGCCCATTGAATTGAATACAGCTTTGACCCTCGGCAGCCTCTTCGATGGCTCCGGGGGTTTTCCATTGGGCGGTCTGCTCTGCGGGATTACTCCGGTGTGGGCTTCGGAGATCGAGCCGTTCCCCATCCGGGTGACCACCAAGCGGTTTCCCTTTATGAAGCACTACGGCGACATCTCCCAGATGGATGGCGGAAAGATCGAGCCGGTGGACATCATTACATTCGGCTCCCCCTGCACCGACATGAGCATCGCCGGGCGGAGGGCCGGTCTGGACGGGAAGCAATCCGTCCTCTTCTACCAAGCCATCCGCATTATTCAGGAAATGAGGGATGCCACCCATGGCAAATATCCAAGATACATCGTATGGGAGAACGTCCCCGGCGCATTCAGCTCCAACCACGGAGAGGACTTCAAGGCCGTACTCGAAGCGATCATCGGGGTCAAGGAGCCGGGCGCCCAGGTGCCTATGCCTGAGAAAAACCTCTGGCCCTACGCCGACCTGTACATGGGAGAGCAGTGGAGCGTTGCGTACCGCACTCTTGACGCGCAACACTGGGGAGTCCCCCAGCGAAGACGCCGCATCTTCCTTGTCGCAGATTTTGCAGGCTGGGGTGCCGGACAAGTATTATTTGAGTCCGAAGGCCTGTCAGGGTATTCTGCGGAGGGCTTCCGTGCGTGGCAAAGAGCTGCCAGAGATCCTGCGGCTGGCTCTGGAGCGGCAGGCATCTGCCTGAACGACCAGGGTGGGAACTGCATGGACGTGTCCAGCGAAGTCGCCGCCACGCTCCGGGCGGAACACCATGGGCATCCGCCCTGTGTGTTGGACGCCGCTGGCTTCTGCACCGAACACTCGGCGGACAGCCGAGGCATCGGTTTTGAGCCGGAACGCGCACCCACGCTCCGGGCCGGCGTGGTTCCCGCCGCTATCGCGCTCGAAAGTCACTCCATCGACAGCCGCATCAAAATCGCCGATGACGGTACTATCCAGACGCTGACCTCCCGCATGGGGACGGGCGGGATGAATGTGCCGCTGGTACTCAAGATCCGCTCTGGCTGCGAGGGCGGCGGAAAAGGGCCGCTCATCCAGGAAGACCGCTCCGCCACGCTCTCCTGCAACAATGACCAGACGCTCTTCGAGCCGGTACCTTTCGGCATCTGCTCCGACCAGTCCAAAGCCATGCTGTCGGATAATCCCCATGCCGGGATCTACAAGGCTCAGACGTCCCGCACTCTCGATACCGGCGGCGGCAACCCAGGATGCAATCAGGGCGGAATCGCTGTGGTGGCGCGGGAAAAATCTTATGCCATGACCATGAACAGTTATGTTCAGGTCGAGGAGGAGAAAACGCCGGCCCTGCTCTCAAGGGACTACAAAGACCCCACCGCTGTGAACAGCGGTTATACCGTGCGGCGGTTAACCCCCACCGAGTGCGCCCGATTACAGGGTTTCCCGGACTGGTGGTGCTCCGGCTTGGATACCCCGGAACCGACCGGAGAGGATATCGCGTTCTGGACGGAAGTCTGGGAGACACACCGGCGAATCTGTAATCCCAGCGTGAAGCCCAAGACGAAGCGGCAAATTATCAAGTGGCTGCGAAACCCGCACTCTGACGCGGCGGAGTATAAGATGTGGGGCAACGGCGTGGCTCTGCCCTGCGTCTGGTTTGTGTTGTCCGGCATTGTGTTCAGTACACAATTATCTCCCGCATAATTCTACAATCCCAGGTCTCTATTTGACTTGATATTTGGGGGCCGCAGAGCGAATATGTGACTACCAAAAATCAAGGAGGAATCAGAAATGACCCTGCGTTACAACCTAACCGGCAGCGATAGAAAACGGCTGGTCAACGCCATCAGCGAAATCACCAGCGCCTCCGCCAAGTACCTGGGCGCGCCCAGCTTCGCCTACCAGGTGGATTACTTTACCATCGACCGCAACGGCGGCGTCACCTTCGATGACCGGGCTGACAGCGAAACAATCGAAAACCTCATCGACACGTTGGACAGCCAGGGCTTCAAAGCCGAGCCGCAAGCGGTCGAAGCATCCGAGCCAGCAGAGCCGACCTCCGCTGGAGTGGACTGGCTGTGCATCTCCATGCCAGCCAGTCTTTTCACCGAGACAACGCTGCAGAACTTAAAGGACATCATCGCATCGAAGGAAAATCTGATCCGCAAAGCCCTGGGGGTGGACGAGTTGCCCGTGGAGGTCGGCGATACGAAGGTCTCCTTCCCCTGGTTTGCCGGAATGCCCACGCCGGAGGAGGTCAAGACCTATGACCATTTCATCTGCGCCCTGTGCGAGATGGCCAGAAATCAGAAGCGCGTTACCGCTAAGGAGCGGAACACAGGCAACGACAAGTACGCTTTCCGCTGTTTCCTCCTCCGGTTGGGCTTCATCGGGCCGGAGTTCAAACAGGAGCGCAAAATCCTCCTGCGAAACCTGACCGGCAGCTCCGCATTTAAGTTGGTTCCCCAAAAGGAGGTGGCGGACGATGCGGCTTCCGAGTAAGGAAACGCTGGCGCTTCTCCGAACCCGCTACCCTGCGGGAACGCGCGTGGAGCTTATCCGCATGGACGATCCCCAGGCCCCTCCGGTTGGTACAAAGGGGACGGTGCTGGGCGTGGACGATGTGGGAAGCATCCTGGTGGCCTGGGATAACGGTAGCGGCCTGAACGTGGCTTTTGGCGAGGATGTCTGCCGAATGGTCGAGGGATAATACGCTGTAAGATGCACAGTTTTCAAACCACAAGATCGTGTAGTTTATGGCTCAGATAGTCCTGGATATAGTGTGCCTTCAGAGGTAATATGACACTACCGAAAGGGAAAACAACACCAACCAGGAGGCAGAACCATGAACGAGAAAACGAGAACCCAAATCGAGGAATTGAAGAAGCAGACCATTGGGGTCGAGGTCGAAATGAACAGCATCGACCGCAGCCGGGCGGCAAAGGTCGCCGCCGAGTTCTTCGGCACCGGACGCTACGAGAACACCGCCCACCGCAACGGGTACAGCACCTGGTCGGCCTGGGACGCAGACGGGCGCGAGTGGAAGTTCCAGAAGGACGTTTCCATTTCCGGTCCGGACAGCGAAAAATGCGAGCTGGTTACCCCAATTCTGACCTACGCCGACATGGAAACCCTGCAGGAGCTGATTCGGCGGCTTCGCAGGGCGGGCGCCAAGAGCGACTCCACCAGGGGTTGCGGAGTTCACATCCACATCGGCGCCAAGGGCCACACCCCGCAGACCCTGCGCAACCTGGCCAACATCATGGCAAGCCACGAGAGCCTTCTGGCCGAAGCCCTAAACCTCGACCATTACCGCATGAGCCGGTACTGCCGCACGGTTGACCCCCGCTTCCTGGAACAGCTCAACCGCAGGAAGCCCACCACCATGGCCGACCTTGCCGACATTTGGTATGGGAGCCAGGGCGCCAACTACGGCAGAAGCCACCATTACAATGACAGCCGCTACCATATGCTCAACCTCCACGCCACCTTCACCAAGGGCACGGTCGAGTTCCGGCTTTTCCAATTCGATGCCCCCGCGGACGGAAAACGCAACGGCCTTCACGCCGGCCAGTTGAAGAGCTACATCCAGCTTTGCCTGGCGCTCAGCCAGATGGCCAAGACGGTGCGCACCGCCAGCCCCAAGCCCCAGCAGAACGAGAATCCCAAATACGCCATGCGCACCTGGCTCCTCCGCCTGGGTTTCATCGGCGATGAGTTTGAAACCGCACGAGACATCCTGACCCGCCGCCTTTCCAGTGACGCAGCCTTCCGCAACGGCAGAGCTGCCGCTTGAAGGACGCCGCCCAGAGGCCCCCGAACCCGCTGACGCGGGCTTTCGGTGGTAGAAGGGGTATGCGGCCCCGGAAAGGAAGGTTCAAAAAATGAAACGCTACTACATCGCATACGGGAGCAACCTCAATGTCCAGCAGATGCGCTGGCGCTGCCCAGGGGCGAGAATCATCGGCACTTCGGAACTGAAGGACTACCGGCTCCTCTTCAAGGGAAGCAAGACCGGCTCCTACCTTACAATTGAGACGGAAGCGGGATGTACAGTTCCGGTTGCGGTCTGGGAGGTCACTGACCAAGATGAGTTGGCATTGGACCGCTATGAGGGTTTCCCCAGCTTCTACTACAAGAAAGAACTGGTGCTGGACGTGAGGGGTATCCGTACCGGCAAGCTCCGGCGCCGGAGGGCCTTCGTGTACATCATGCGCGAGGAGCGGCCCTACGGCATTCCCACCAGCAGTTACATGAGCACCTGCGGACAGGGGTACCGATTCTTCGGGTTTCCCGTTGACAAGCTCCTGGAAGCCCACTGCTACAGTCGAGAAAGGATGAAGTCCAATGAAAGAAGATAACGTCACCCGCCTGGCGGTCTGCCCCCGCTGCGGCAAGGCCTACCATGAACCGCCGGCACTTTCCCGGCTGGACAACGAGACACTTGTCTGCCCGGACTGCGGCACACGGGAAGCCCTGGACAGCATCGGCGTGGCTCCGGCTGAGCAGGACGCCATCATCCAGGTCATCCACCGCTACCAACGGTCGGAATAAAGTTGTAAAACACACAACTATACCCATACAGGGATGGAGCCAGAAGGCTCTGTTCCTCGTTACAGCCGCGCAGGGCTGTTTTTTTATGATCTTACAGGGCTCCCCAAAAGCCGTTAGACTTTTGGGGAAGAGGAGGAGCAACGAAATGAGCGAGCTTTTCGTGCTTGCACGGAAACGAGCGATATGGAGTTTGTGACGACGAGGTGACGGACATCAGAAAGCTCAAGAAATACACTCCCACACACTTCATGGCCAAGGGGTCCCACTACGACAAAGCCCTGGCGGACTATGCCGTCAGCTTCATCCAGTGTCTCTGCCACACCAAAGGCACCTGGGCGGGAAAGCCCTTCGAGCTGATTGATTGGCAGGAACGCATCATCCGCGACCTGTTCGGCGTGGTCAAAGAGAACGGTTACCGCCAGTTTAATACCGCCTACATTGAGATCCCTAAGAAAATGGGCAAGTCGGAGCTGGCCGCTGCGGTGGCCCTTCTGCTCACCTGCGGGGACAGTGAGGAGCGCGCCGAGGTGTATGGCTGTGCCGCCGACCGCCAGCAGGCGTCCATCGTTTTTGAGGTGGCGGCGGATATGGTGAAGATGTGTCCGGCGCTCTCCAAGCGGGTCAAGATCCTTGCTTCTCAGAAGCGCATTGTCTACCATCCCACCAACAGCTTCTACCAGGTGCTCTCGGCGGAGGCCTACTCCAAGCATGGCTTCAACATCCATGGCGTGGTTTTTGACGAGCTGCACACCCAGCCGAACCGAAAGCTCTTTGATGTCATGACAAAGGGTTCCGGGGATGCCCGGATGCAGCCCCTCTACTTCCTGATCACCACGGCGGGGACGGATACCCGCTCGATCTGCTACGAGACACACCAAAAGGCCAAGGACATCCTGGAAGGCCGGAAAATCGACCCCACCTTCTACCCGGTCATCTACGGAGCCGATGAGGGGGATGACTGGACAGACCCCAAGGTGTGGAAGAAGGCCAACCCTTCTCTCGGCATCACGGTGGGCATCGACAAGGTCAAAGCGGCCTGTGAGTCCGCCAAGCAGAACCCCGCCGAGGAAAACAGCTTCCGCCAGCTTCGGCTGAACCAGTGGGTCAAACAGGCGGTGCGCTGGATGCCCATGGAAAAATGGGACCGCTGCGCCTTCGCCACCTCTGAGGACGCTCTGGAAGGCCGGGTTTGCTACGGCGGTTTGGATTTGTCCAGTACAACGGATATTACCGCCTTTGTGCTGGTCTTCCCGCCGCCGGATGAGGAGGACAAATACACCGTACTGCCTTACTTCTGGATACCGGAGGACAACATCGACCTGCGCGTCCGTCGGGACCATGTGCCTTATGACGTCTGGGAGCGGCAGGGTTACCTCCAGACCACGAGGGAAATGTAGTCCACTACGGCTACATCGAAAAGTTCATCGAGCGGCTGGGTGAGCGGTTCAACATCCGGGAGATCGCCTTCGACCGCTGGGGAGCCGTGCAGATGGTGCAGAATCTGGAGGGCATGGGCTTCACGGTGGTTCCCTTCGGACAGGGCTTCAAGGATATGTCCCCGCCCACCAAGGAGCTGATGAAGCTGGTGTTAGAGGAACGCATCGCCCATGGGGGCCATCCAGTCCTCCGCTGGATGATGGACAACATCTACATCCGCACCGACCCGGCGGGGAACATCAAGCCGGACAAGGAAAAATCCACAGAAAAAATCGATGGCGCCGTTGCTACCGTTATGGCCCTTGATCGGGCCATCCGATGCGGCAACGACACCAGCGAGTCGGTTTATGACAGCAGAGGGCTGCTGTTTATTTAGCTTGCTGCTTTTGCTAACAAGGCAGAGATTGCTCCCTTTGCAGCGCCTTCTGAACAAGCATTAATTGCATCAAGAACAAATTTCCTTATTTCATTTAGTTTTTTGCCCTTATACGCTTCACTCTTATCGGTTGAATCAAAATATGTAATACCATCCTCAACCCTTTTGCGAATGAGACCAGCTGTTTCAAGTTCATTAATGAAGCCTTCAAATTCACCTGTACTTGCATAGCACAGCTCTTTTGAAATGTGTTGTCTGGCAAGGCAAGCAGCTACGATATGCGCACGAATTCTATCGGCACTAATCCCAGGCTTTAGCGCCCCTACACAATATGGACGTCGTGCGGAGTCTGGAAACTGTGCATTCAAGATGTCATCTCCATTAATAATTCCGGGGATCAAGTCTAATTCGATCCAACGCTGAACATATTTGACTTTTGTTACCCCGACCTTCTTCATATATGCTTTTATATCCATCATTAAACTCACCCCTGTATTTGTTGATTATACTATATCACAGATTATGTCCCTAAAATAGGACAGAAGGAGAATTTATGAACCTTTTTTCCGGCCTTTTCAAATCCCGCGACAAGCCCCAAAACCGGACATCCGGCAGCGGGTACAGCTTTTTCTTTGGCGGCTCCACCGCCGGCAAGAACGTCAACGAGCGGTCCGCCATGCAAATGACTGCCGTGTACTCCTGCGTCCGCATCCTGGCGGAAGCGGTGGCGGGGCTTCCGCTGCACCTCTACCGCTATAAGGAGGATGGCGGCAAGGAGAAGGCGTTGGATCATCCGCTGTACCACCTGCTCCACGATGAGCCGAACCCGGAGATGAGTTCCTTTGTGTTCCGGGAAACGCTCATGACCCATCTGCTCCTGTGGGGCAATGCCTACGCCCAGATCATCCGCAATGGCAAAGGCGAGGTCATCGCCCTCTATCCGCTGATGCCAAACCGCATGGTGGTGGATAGGGACACCAAGGGACGGCTCTACTACCAATATACCACCAGCACCGAGGACGCGCCCACCATGAAGGGCGTCACCGTCAACCTGCCGCCCTCGGATGTGCTGCATATCCCCGGCCTGGGCTTTGATGGGCTGGTGGGGTACAGTCCCATTGCCATGGCCAAGAACGCCATCGGCATGGCGATTGCCTGCGAGGAGTACGGGGCCAAGTTCTTCGCCAACGGCGCGGCTCCCGGCGGTGTGCTGGAACACCCCGGCACCATCAAAGACCCCCAGCGGGTGCGGGAGAGCTGGCAGTCCACCTTCGGCGGCAGCGGCAACAGCAATAAGATCGCCGTTCTGGAGGAGGGCATGAAATACACGCCCATCGGTATCTCACCGGAGCAGGCGCAGTTTTTGGAAACGCGAAAATTCCAAGTCAATGAGATCGCTCGAATTTTCCGGGTGCCGCCCCACATGGTTGGCGACCTGGAAAAGTCGAGCTTTTCTAATATTGAGCAGCAGTCTCTGGAGTTCGTGAAATACACGCTGGACCCCTGGGTGATCCGCTGGGAGCAGACCATTCACCGGTCGCTCCTGCTGCCGGATGAGAAATCGCAGTATTTCGTGAAGTTCAATCTGGAGGGTCTGCTCCGCGGCGACTATCAGAGCCGCATGAACGGGTACGCCATTGGTCGGCAGAACGGCTGGATGTCCGCCAACGACATCCGGGAACTGGAGAACCTCGACCGCATCCCCGCCGAGGAGGGCGGCGACCTGTACCTTATCAACGGCAATATGCTCCCGCTCAAGGATGCTGGGGCTTTTGCAAATACCGAAGTTAGCGATGATGGAAAGGAGGAAAATGCCGATGAAGAAGTTTTGGAAGTGGAAGAATCAAGCCCAGACGGAGACGGCTCCAACGGAACGGACGCTGTATCTGAACGGCACCATCGCAGAGGAAAGCTGGTTTGACGATGAAGTCACACCCCAGCTTTTCAAAGAGGAGCTGATGGCTGGAGACGGAAACATCACCGTCTGGATTAATTCTCCTGGCGGCGACTGTGTGGCGGCGGCTCAAATCTACAATATGCTGATGGACTATCCCCACGATGTGACCGTGAAGATTGATGGCATCGCGGCGTCCGCTGCATCCGTCATCGCTATGGCGGGTACCAAGGTCCTCATGTCCCCGGTGTCCATGCTCATGATCCACAACCCCATGACTGTGGCTATGGGTGACACCGGCGAAATGCAGAAAGCTATCGAGATGCTCTCCAGCGTCAAGGACTCCATCATCAACGCCTACGAGATCAAGACCGGCCTGTCCCGCGCCAAGCTGTCCCATCTGATGGACGCCGAGACCTGGATGGACGCCGGGAAAGCGGTGGAGTTGGGCTTCGCCGATGAGGTGATGAAGCGCCCCGCCGAAACCGAGGACATGGAACCCCCGGCGGTCACCATGCTGTATTCCAAAGCAGCGGTGGTCAATTCCCTTATGGACAAGATCGCCGAGAAATGCAAAACCAACCGACCCGCCCCCAAGGCGGAACCCAGAGGCCGCTCCGTAGACGATCTCTACGAGCGGCTCAATCTTTTGAAACACTAAAGGAGGAACACAACCATGACAATTTTGGAACTGCGTGAGAAGCGCGCCAAGGCCTGGGACGCCGCCAAGGCTTTCCTGGACTCCCACCGTACCGACAAGGGCACCCTGTCCGCCGAGGATGACGCCACCTACTCCCGCATGGAACAGGACATCTCCGACCTGGGTAAAGAAATCGCCCGGATGGAGCGCCGCGAAGCTCTGGACGCCGAGCTGAATAAGCCTGTCAACCACCCCATCACCGGCAAGCCCGCCGGCGACCAACAGACCGAGAAAAGGGGCCGCGCTTCCGATGAGTACAAGCGGAACTTCTGGAACGCCATGCGCCTGCAGGGCAACCCCTACGAGATCCGCAACGCCCTGCAGGAAGGCACCGACAGCGAGGGCGGTTACCTGGTGCCGGACGAGTATGAGCGCACCCTGGTGCAGGCTCTGGAGGAGGAAAATGTGTTCCGCCGCCTGGCCAAGGTCATTCAGACCTCCAGCGGTGACCGCAAGATTCCCATCGTAACCAGCCACGGTTCCGCCGCCTGGTTGGATGAGGAGGACGCCCTCACCGAGAGCGATGAGGTGTTCGGCCAGACCTCTCTGTCCGCCTACAAGCTGGGTACCTTCCTCAAGGTGTCCGATGAGCTGCTCAATGACAGCGTGTTTGACCTGCCTTCGTATATCTCCACCGAGTTTGCCCGCCGCATCGGCGCCAAGGAGGAGGAAGCCTTCTTCGTGGGCGATGGCAGCGGCAAGCCTACCGGCATCTTTGCCGCTACCGGCGGCGCACAGACCGGCATCACCGCCGCCAGCTCCACCGCCATCACTGCCGATGAGCTGATCGACCTGTTCTATTCTCTGAAGTCCCCCTACCGCAGAAAGGCGGTCTGGGTGATGAACGACTCCACGGTCAAGGCCATCCGCAAGCTGAAGGACAACCAGGGGCAGTATCTGTGGCAGCCCTCCCTCACGGCTGGGACCCCCGATACCATCCTGAACCGTCCGGTATACACCTCTTCCTATGTTCCCGCCATCGCCGCCGGCGCAAAGACCATCGCCTTCGGCGATTTCAGCTACTACTGGATCGCCGACCGCCAGGGTCGCTCCTTCAAGCGTCTGAACGAGCTGTTCGCCACCACCGGTCAGGTGGGCTTCATGGCCACCCAGCGCGTGGACGGTAAGCTGATCCTGTCGGAAGCCATCAAGGTGCTGGCGCAGAAGGCCGCTGGCTAAGAAAGGGGGCGGCGGTGATGAACGAGCTTCTTTCAAAGGTCAAGGAAAACCTCATCCTGGAGCATGACGCCGATGACAAGCTGCTGGAACGCTACATCACCGCCGCCATCTCCTATGCGGAGAGCTACCAGCACATTGAAGCGGGGTATTACCAGGAGCACCCCATGCCCCCAACTACCGAGCAGGCCGTCATCATGCTTTCATCCCACTTCTACGAGTCCAGGGATGGCAGCACGGGCGGCTTTTTCGCAGATAATGTGCAGGCCGGTCAGCAGGTGTGGAATACCGTGAATCTGCTTCTCCGGCTTGACCGGGAATGGAAGGTGTAACCATGAGCTTTGGGAAGATGAACACCTTTATTGACCTGGTGAAAAAGGAAGTCGCCGTAGACGCGGAGGGCTTCAAATCGGAAAAGGAAGTCACCCTGGCTTCCATTAGGGCATATCGAGAAGGAAGGCACGGGAGCGAGAGATGGGCGAACATGGCGGCTTTTTCGGAAGCTACCGACCTGTTCCGCTTCCGGGTCATTCCCGGTGTATCCGTTACCACAGACCTGGCAATCCTCTGCGATGGCGACCGATTTGAGATCACCTCAGTAGAGGACGTAAAGGGCCGTGGAATGTATCTGGAGGTTATGGCAAAGGTGGTGAAACCCGGTGGCTAAAGTGAAGGTGGAAATGCCTGAGGAATTTCTCCGCAAACTGTCCCTTCTGGGCAGCAAAACAGATGAGATCGCAGGACGCGTCCTGGAAGCCGGCGGAGAGGTCGTGTTGTCAAAGGTACGGAGCAACCTCTCTTCCGTCATCGGCAGCGGTACGAAATACGACTCTCGCTCCACGGGTGAGCTGGAACGCTCCCTGGGCCTGACCCCGCCGCTGGTGGACCGGGACGGAAACCACAACATCAAGATCGGCTTTGCCGAGCCGCGCTCAGATGGCGGCAGCAACGCCATGCTGGCCAACATCATCGAATACGGCAAGAGCGGCCAACCGGCGAAACCCTTTCTCAAACCCGCACAGACCTCGTCCCGAAAGGCCTGTACCAGCGCTATGATCCGCAAATTGGAAGAGGAGGTGGAGAAGCTGTGAGTCTGCTGTCTGAACTCAAAACGGTGGCGGATGCCTGTTCGATTCCGGTGGAGACCGGCGTCTTTTCCGATGTGCCGCCTGACCTTTATTTGGTCATCACGCCAATGGCGGACACCTTTGAGCTTCACGCCGACAATTCCCCAGGGTACGACACCCAGGAGGCGCGGCTGTCCCTATTCGTGAAGGGCAACTACACCGCCATCAAAGACACGCTTGTCCGCGCCCTGCTGGGTTCGGATTTTTGCATTACCGACCGCCGGTATATCGGCCATGAGGACGATACCGGCTTTCATCACTACGCCATTGACGTGGCGAAAACCTATGAAATGGAGGAATAAGATATGGCTACTATCGGCTTGGACAAGCTGTATTATGCCAAAATCACCGAGGACGCTTCGGGCAATGAGACCTACGGCGATCCTCAGCCCCTGGCAAAGGCCATGACCGCCGAGCTGTCGGTGGAGCTGGCGGAAGCCACGCTGTATGCGGACGATGGCGCTGCCGCCGTGGTCAAGGAGTTCCAAAGCGGCACCCTGACTCTGGGTGTGGATGACATCGGCGTTACCGTTGCTCAGGACTTGACCGGCGCCACCATTGATGGGAACAAGGTGCTGGTCTCCACCAGCGAGGATGGCGGCACCCCTGTGGCCGTGGGCTTTCGCGCCAAGAAGGCCAATGGCAAGTACCGCTACTTCTGGCTCTACCGGGTAAAGTTTGGCATTCCCGCCACCAACCTCACCACCAAGGGTGAGAGCATTGAATTTTCCACCCCTTCCATCGAAGGCACCGTGACCCGCCGCAACAAGGTGGACGGTCAGGGCAAGCACCCCTGGAAGGCGGAGGTCTCCGAGGACGATACCGGCGTGCTGCCCGCCACCATCTCCGGCTGGTACGAAGAGGTGTATGAGCCGGACTACAGCACGTTGGAAACTGCGTAAGGAGGGCTGACCCATGAGCAAGGAGCGAAGCGCCGCCATCACCATTGGCGGCAAAGAGTATGATCTGGTGCTCACCACCCGCGCCACCAAGGAGATTGCCGGACGCTACGGCGGATTGGAGAACCTGGGCGACAGGCTGATGAAGTCCGAGAACTTTGAAATGGCGCTCGATGAGATCATCTGGCTCATCACCCTGCTGGCCAATCAGAGCGTCCTGATTCACAACCTCCAGCATCCGGAGGACAAAAAGGAGCCGCTGACCCAGGACGCCGTGGAGCTGCTGACCTCTCCCTTCGAGCTGGCGGGGTACAAGGAAGCTATCATGGAAGCCATGTACAAGGGCACCAAGCGGAATATCGAAAGCGAGACGGACTCAAAAAACGTGGAAGTCGGGTAACAGACGCCGAGCTGTTTACCCGGCTTTTCTATTACGGCACCGCCCAGCTGGGCTTTACCCCGGAGGAGACTATGCTCCTGCCCTTTGGCCTGCTGCTGGACCTATGGGAGTGCCACAAGCAGTTTCTCGGCATGGAAAAACCCAAGCGGGAGCTGACCATTGACGATGTGATTCCCTATGGAATCTAAAGGAGGTGACCACGGATGGCGGATAACTTTGGCCTGAAAATCGGGCTGGAGGGCGAAAAGGAATTCAAGAAGGCGCTGGCGGACATCAACCAGTCCTTCAAAGTCCTCGGCTCTGAAATGAAGGTCGTTCAGTCCCAGTTTGACAAAAACGATGATTCCGTGGAAGCCCTCACCGCCCGGAACCGGGTGTTGGGCAAGGAAATCGATGCCCAGAAGAAGAAAATCGAGACTCTCCGCAAGGCGTTGGAGAACGCTTCCACCTCCTTCGGGGAGAACGACCGGCGCACCCAGCAGTGGCAGATCCAGCTCAACAACGCGCAGGCCGCTCTGAACAATATGGAGCGGGAGCTTGATCAGAATCAGAAGGCCATCGACTCCATGGGCAGTGAGATGCAGGATGCTGCCCAGCAGACGGACAAGTTTGGGGATGAGATCGATGACGCCGCCGATAAGACCGACAAGGCGTCCGGCAAACTGGAGAAGGTCGGCTCCGTCCTCAAAGGTCTGGCGGTCACGGCGGGTGCTGCTGTTGCCGCCGCCGGAGCAGCCCTTGCCGGGCTGACCAAGAGCTTCCTCGACCTGGCGGAGTCCACGCGGGAATACCGGGAAGACCAGGCCAAACTGGATGCAGCTTTTACCACCGCAGGATTTACGGCGGAACAGGCCGGTGAAGCCTACACCGGTTTCTACGCCATCCTGGGCGAAGAAGACCGCAGCGTAGAAGCGGTCAACCACCTCGCCAAGCTTTGCTCCACCGAGGAAGAGCTGGCGCAGTGGACGGACATCGCCGCCGGCGTCTGGGCCACCTTCGGGGGCAGCCTTCCCATCGAAGGTTTGACCGAAGCCGCCAATGAGACCGCCAAGACCGGCACCATCACCGGCCTGCTGGCGGACGCCCTCAACTGGGCAGGGGTCAATGAGGAGGCCTTCCAGTCGGCGCTGGATGGCTGCAGTTCCGAGCAGGAACGCGCAGCACTCATTACCGATACCCTCAACGGCCTGTACCAGGAGGCGGCGGAAAACTACAAAACCCTCAACGGGGATGTGATGGAAGCCCAACGCGCTCAGGCGCTTCTTACAGATGCCTATGCACAGCTGGGTGCCATTGCGGAACCCATCATGACCACACTGAAGACCATGGCAGCAGATGTTCTCACCGCCATGATTCCCTTCGTCTCCCTCATGGGCGAGGGGCTGCAGGGAGTCCTGAACGGTACCGCCAGCGCAGCCGAGACCTTTGCCGAGGGCATCTCCGGTCTGGTGAGCGTTCTCATGGAGAAGCTCTCCACCATTGTGCCGGTCATCGGGGAAGCCATCCTCGCCAGCCTTCCGGTACTTCTGGAAGCCGGGGTGAATATCATCGCAACCCTTGTCACCGGGATTGTGAACGCACTGCCCCAACTGGCTGCAGCCGCCCTATCCATCGTTCTCCAGCTGGTCACCAGCCTGACCGAGCTGGCCCCGCAGCTTTTACAGGCGGCGATGCAGGTGGTGGCGACCCTGGCTTCCGGTATCGCTACCGCACTGCCTCAGCTGGTGCCCACCATTGTGCAGATGGTGGTGCAGATCTGCCAGACCCTTATCGCCAATCTGCCCCTCATCCTGGATGCGGCTCTGCAGCTGGTTTCGGGACTGGCCCAGGGCATCCTCAACGCCCTGCCGGTGCTCATCGCGGCGTTGCCGGAGATCATCAACGGTATCGTGACATTCCTGCTGGATGCCATCCCCCAGATCATCGAGACGGGCATCCAGCTTCTGACCTCGCTGGTGGCGGCTCTGCCGGACATCATCACCGCCATTGTCGCGGCCATTCCGCAAATCATAGAAGGGATCATCACAGCCGTATTAAACTCCATCCCGCAGATTATCCAGGCGGGCATCGACCTGCTGGTGTCGCTCATCCAGGCGCTGCCCCAGATCATTACCACCATTGTGGCGGCGATTCCACAGATCATCACCGGCATTGTGAACGCCCTCATCAACAGTATTCCCCAAATCATCCAGGCCGGTGTGGAGCTGCTGGTGTCCCTGATTGCGAATCTCCCGACCATCATTGTGGAGATCGTGAAGGCGGTTCCGCAGATCATCACGGGGATTGTTTCGGCCCTCGGCCAGGGTGTCTCCCAGATCGCCGAGGTGGGCGCCAACCTGGGGCGCGGCCTGTGGCAGGGCATCCAGTCCCTGGCCGGGTGGATCTGGGATAAAGTCTCCGGCTGGATTTCCGGCATCTGGGACGGCATTCTGAACTTCTTCGGCATCAACTCGCCCTCCAAGGAAATGGCCTGGGTGGGCGAAATGCTGGTGGAGGGCCTTGCTGGTTCCATTGAGGACAACGGTGGTCAGGCGGTGAAAGCCGCCGAGGGTATGAGCAAGGACATCAATGGGGTCATGCAGGACCTCGCCAAGGATATGACTACGGCGCTGCCCACGGATTTCTCTGTAAAGGGCAGCGTGGAAAACGCCATGACCTCCGCTGTTTCCGGTGGCGCCGGGAAGAGTGGCTTCGTCCTGCAGCTGAATATCGGCACCTTCAACAACTACACCAACAAGGATATCCGGCAGCTCACCAACGAGATCATGGTAACAGCCGGACAGTTTGCCAAGCGGAAAGGGGTGATCTTCGCTTGAACTATTTTGTATATAACGGGGTTTCTTCTCTGGACATGGGGCTTCGCATTGAGAGCAAGAATGTGTTTTCCGCCCCGGAGTACGATGTGACCTTCCAGTCCATCCCCGGCAGAAACGGCGACCTTATCCTGCCCAATGGTCGCTACCCCAATGTGCAAGTGACCTATTCCGTGTTTCTTCCCGCCAAATCCATCGCCGAACTGGCGGAGAAAATCACCAAGGTCAAGGCTTGGCTCTATGGGGAGCAGAACGCTTATCACACACTGTCCGACAGCTACGATACCCTCTATACCCGGAAAGCGGTGTATTCCGGGAGTCTGGACATCGAGGATCAGCTCAACCGCATCGGCGTGTTCACCGTCAGCTTCTCCTGCCAACCCTTCCGCTACAGTGTGGACGGAACCGAACCTGTTACCCTCACGCAGTCCGGCTCCACGGTGACCAACCCGGAGAGCTTTGAGTCTCTGCCCATCCTCACCCTCACCGGGGAGGGGACAGTGACTCTGACCATCCAGGGCGGCGGCCAGAATAAGAGTTGGGTCTTTACCGGGCTGGACGGGAGCATCGTCTGCGACAGTGAGCAGATGAACTTTTACTCCGGCACGACCCCCATGAACGACAAGGTCAGCGGGAACGGATTTCCCAAGCTCCAGCCCGGCGTCAACACCATCTCTTGGGTGGGAACGGTGACCAGCCTGGTGGTACAGCCGAGGTGGGTGACGCTATGATTCCGGTTCTCTTCAAAGCAAATGCGGTGGATTTTTCCACCTTCGGCATCGGCGTGCTGGCAGACTGCATCTCCTGTGAGGTGACCGAGGAGCGAAACGGCGCCTACGAGCTGGTGCTCCAATATCCCGTGACCGGCAGAAACTATGGGGAGCTTTTCTCGGAGCGAATCATCAAGGCCAAGCCCAACGATACCGCCGACGACCAGGCCTTCCGCATCTACCGCATCACCACGCCTATCGATGGCGTGGTAACGGTGTATGCCCAGCACCTCTCCTACGACCTCTCAAATATCGCCGCCCTGACTTGGTCCAGCGAGAGCATTTCACCGGCTCTTGCCATGCAGCGTGTGTTTCAGAACACCGCCACCACCCACAACTTCACCTGTCAGACAGATTACTCCGAAGCAAAGCCCTTCTCCGTGGCCAAGCCCCAGAGCGTCCGCGCCTGTCTGGGCGGCGTGGCCGGTTCCTTTCTGGATCTGTGGGGCGGTGAGTATGAGTGGGACAACTTCCACGTCATCCACCACCAGGGGCGCGGCCAGCACACCGGCGTGGTGATCGAGTACGGCAAAAACCTCACCGAGCTGGAGCACGACAGCGATATCACCGAGGTGTACACCGACCTGCTCCCTTATGCGGTGATCTCCGCCGAGGACGGGAGCGAAACGGTGGTCACCCTCACCGAAGTGCTGCTTCCCATCGCAGACACCACGCTGTCCCAGCGCAAGACCCTCATCCGGGATTTTACCGACAGCTTTGGAGAGGAAGAAGCCATCACCGAGGATGCACTCCGTGCCAAGGCGAAAACCTATCTGGCGAACAACCACCTTGGGGGGGAGGTTCCCGCGCTCACCGTTTCCTTCGAGCCGCTGTGGAAGCAGCCGGAATATGCCGCCGTGCTGGAACGGGTGTCCCTCTGCGACACCGTGACCATCCGGCATTCCGCCCTGGGCATCACCGCCAAGGCAAAGGTCATCACCACGGTCTATGACACCCTGGCGGAGAAGTATGTGTCCATCACCCTGGGCAGCGGCAAGGCCAATCTGCTGAACAACGTCTCGGACGCGCAGGTAAGCGCGGAGGAAGCGGCGGAGAAGGCCGGTCATTTCCCGGCGCTCATGAATTCAGCCATCCAGAACGCCACCGACCGCATTACCGGCCAGGCCGGCGGCTATGTGGTGCTGCGCACCGACAGTTCGACAGGCCTGCCCTATGAACTGCTGATTCTCGACCAGCCGTCCATTGAGGACGCGGTCAACGTCTGGCGGTGGAATGTAGAGGGGTTAGGCTTTTCCAGCAATGGCTACAACGGCCCCTATGAAACCGCCATCACCGCCGATGGGCAGATCGTTGCCGACTTCATCACCTCTGGCTCTCTGATCGCCAACATTATCAAGGCCGGGGTGATTCAGTCCCAGGACGGGTCCTCCTGGTGGGATTTGGAGAGCGGCGAGGTCATGTTCAGCGCCTACGCCACCACAGACTCCCTGGAGGAGGTCAGCGGCAGGGTCAGCCAGTTCCAGCAGTCCATCGATGGGCTGAACAGCTATGTCGCCGACCTGACCGAGTCGGTGGAGGGCATCACCGGGGAGCTGACGGAGGAGCAGGAAAACCTCCGGCTCATCGAGGGGCAGATGTCCCGGCTTCAGCAGTCGGTGGATGGGCTGTCCATCACCATGCAGGAACAATACAGCGGCGGCATCAACTTTGTCCGCAACTCCGCCGGCTTAAACGGCCTTTCCGATGACTGGACCTATGCCGGAACCATCACCGCCCAGCAGGGTGCGGAAACCAAAAACAGCACCGTGTCAAACTCCTGCTTCCAGCTTGCCGCCTACAGCACGCTCACCCAGGTGGTAGACAGCATCGTGCCGGGTCAGGCATACCGGCTGACAGTCAAGGCCAAGAAAACCTCCACCTACAACGCCTATGTCCGGGCCATCATTAACGGCGATACGGAAATCGACCTGTTCAACACCTCGGAGTCCTTTGAGTGGACGGAATACACCGCCCTACTCCCGGACGTGCAGGACAGCGTCATCACCATCAAAATTTATTCCCGCGATGCCAGCCTGTTCGTTTCGGACATCATGCTGACGGAAGGGGCGTCTCTTCACAAATGGACGCCGGCTCCCAATGAGATTTACACCGCCGAGGTAAAGATTGACCGCCGGGGCATCGAAGTGTCCAATGCGGACTCCGCCCAGCGGACGGTCATCAACAACACGGAGTTTTCCGGCTACTACAACGAGGAAAAGGTTTTCTCCCTGAACAAGGATGAGACCATCACAAAGAAAACCACCGTGGACGGTGAACTCACGGTGGGCAAGACGAAGTTCGTCCCCATGGCCACAGCGTCCGAGGGGCTGAACATCGTGATTCTGGACTAAGGAGGTGGAGCAATGGCGCTCAGCGGCACGTTTCAGAATTATCCCGTTTCCAGCTTCGGCCTGTACTGCGAGTGGAGCGGTGTGCAGAGCGTGACCGGCAACTATACCGATGTCACTCTGAAAGTGTATCTTTCCTACTATACCCTCGAAGTGGGCGCTCGAAGCGACTCCACGATTTCCATCAACGGCGTCAGCGATACCTATACCGCGCCCGCCATTGATGACTACTCCAGCGGATGGAAAAAGAAGCTGCTGAAGACCAAAACCGTGCGGGTCAGCCACAACGCGGACGGAACGAAATCCGGGGTGGCGCTGTCCGCATCCTGGCGGTTTTCCGGCACCTACTCCGGCGTATCTGTTGGAACCATTACGGCTTCCACCACCGTGACCCTGAACAGCATCGACCGAACGCCTCCCACGGTATCCTGTACCGTTTCCAATATCACGGCAAACGGTTTCAGAATTTCCGCCGCATCCTCCGCAACAGCGGATCAGTGGTTTTACAGCCTGGACAATGGAGGCAGCAGCACCCTTTTCTCTTCTACAGCAGGTACTTCAGCCAGTATCACGCTGTCCAACCTCTCGCCGAACACCACCTACTATGTTCGGGCGCTGGCGAGGAAGAAAAGCAACCAGGTCTACGGCAAATCGGGTACGATCACCGTCAAGACCTTGGGCGGCGCGGTGCTTTTGAGCTGCGGCAGTTTTTCGGCGGACGCCGCTTCCATCAGCCTTTCCCTGCGGGTGACGGTGTACAACGCCGCCTACACCAACTACATCACCATCAAGAACGGCTCCACAACCTACCTGTCTCTGGCGGGGCGCGTCTGGTCTGCGGGAACTGCCTCCCGCACCATCACCCTGACCGCTTCGGAGCGGACAACGCTGCTGAACGCCATGGCCAGCGTCAAGTCCTTCACCGCCACCATCGAGCTGGTGACCAAGAGCGGAAGCACCCAGATCGGCAGCGCGTCCACCTGCACTTGCACCATCCGAACCTCACAGGCAAATTCGGGACCGAGCCTTTCCGGCTTCACCTTCGCCGACAGCTACTCGACCACCACCGCCATCACGGACAACAACCAGGTGCTCATCCAGGACTACTCCCGGCTGACAGTCACCCCCGGAACCGCCACGGCGAGGAACGGCGCTTCCATCGTGTCCTACTCGGCGGTGTGCAGCGGCGTGACGAAATCCAACACAACGGGCGCGGCCCTCTCCCTGGGGACCATCGGCACCTCTGGCACACGGGACATCACCTTGACGGTGACGGACTCGCGGGGATACACCGCTTCCGTTACCCAGAGCGTCACCGTGGTGCCGTACTCGAAACCCAGGGTAAGCTCCGTGTCCCTGCGGCGCACCAACGACATCGAGACCGAGATGCAGCTCGTGTTCAACGGCAGCATTTCGCCCATCACGGTGGATGGGACGCAGAAGAACAGCCTTCTCTATGCCCGGTACCGCTATAAGCTCACCAGCGCGTCCTCGTACAACAGCTACACCAGCATCCTCGGCTCGGTGACCGCCACCAGTTCCAGCTTCTCCTTTTCCAATCTGGAGCTGTGCAACCTTGATTCCGAATCGTCCTATGACTTCCACCTGCAGATCCGTGACCAGCTGAACTCGCTGACCTCGCTGGATCTGTATTTCGTTGTCTCCCAGGGCACGCCCCTGGTGGCGCTTCGCAAAAAGATGGTGGGTATCAATACCCCAAGCCCGGAGGCGGCGCTCCATGTGGTGGGAGACACACGCGTTGAGGGGACGCTGATCCCGGATGACATCGACTACACCTTTGACAAGCCCTACTTCGGCGTCTGCGAAACCGCCGCCGCCACACAGACGAAGGTGGTCACCTGCGATGAGTTCAGGCTGGAGAAGGGGGCGCTGCTGGCGGTGCAGTTCACCTATGCCAACACCGCAACATCCCCGTCCATGAATGTGAACGGGACCGGGGCCATCGCCATCTGCGGCACGAACGGATACTACGTCAACGCAAATATGTGGACAGCCAACCAGATGGTGCATTTTGTGTATAACGGGACATGGTGGATCGCACTGAACTGTCTCCCGGCTACCACCGCCCGATACGGCATTACCATGCTGTCCAACAGCCTGAACTCTACCAGCGGTTCGCTGGCGGCGACACCCTATGCGGTCAAAATGGCGTATGACCGAAATTCCTGGACATCCATCTCGCTGACCAACGCCCTGGCGATTGCCTACGGCGGCACCGGAGCCAAGACAGCGGCCGCTGCTCGGACAAACCTGGGCATTAGCGCCACATCCCTCTACAACGGAACGCTGACCAGCGGGAGCATCACCTTCAACTACGGGAACTACAACTTCTATGTGTTCATAGGCCGGCCCAACAGCTCGGCGTCCCGTGCGTCCCTGGTGGTGCCGAAGATCATGCTGACTACCTCCGCTGTCTCATTCCAGATCGCGGACGAGTCCAACTACAAATCCTTCAACCTGTCCTATTCCGGCTCCCTGGTGACGCTCTCCATGGGCAACGGTAACGGGCAGATCAACCGTGTATTCGGGGTCAACTGAGGTGGCGTCAATGAAAGTATTGCTGAACGAACAGGGCTATGTGGTGAGCTACGCTTTTGAGGGGGATCTGCTGGACGCTGTGGAAGCGGCCGAACCTGCCGACCTCTCTCATTTTGAGGAGTGCTTCACCGCCTACCGGGTGCAGGACGGCGTCCTGGTCTTCGATGACGCGCAGGCCGCTGAGGAACAGGCTGAGACGGCGAAGTCCGCATACCGTCAGCGGCGGCAGACAGAGTGCTTTCCCGTCATCAACCGAGGGCAGCTTTGGTACGATACCCTCTCGGAGGAACAGCTCTCGGAACTAAAAACCTGGTACCAGGCATGGCTGGACGGCACCAACACACAAACCATCCCGGAAAAACCGGAATGGCTGACATGAGGACAAAGGCGCTCCCGCTGGGGGCGTTTTTCCATATTAAAAACAAAGGAGGACGAGACTATGAAATCGATCTGGGTCGGCATCCAGGTTGCCTTTTCTGCCCTGGGCGGCTTCCTGGGGTGGTACCTGGGCGGTGTGGACGGTTTTCTCTACGCGCTGATCGCCTTCGTGCTGGTGGACTACGTCACCGGCGTGATGTGCACCATTGCGGACAAGAAGCTGTCCAGCGCCGTGGGCTTCAAGGGTATCTGCCGGAAGGTACTCATCTTTGTGCTGGTGGGCATTGGCAACCTGGTGGACGTGTATGTGCTGGGAGAGGGCGGCGCCCTGCGCACGGCGGTGATCTTCTTCTACCTGTCCAATGAGGGCATCTCTTTCCTGGAGAACGCCGGGCACCTGGGTCTTCCCATCCCGGAGAAGCTGAAGGACGTGCTGGAACAACTGCATGACAAAGGAGGAAACGACAATGAATCTGCATAAGCTGATTTTCACCAACAACGCCTGCTACAAGGCGGGACGCCGGATCACCCCCAAGGGCATCATGGTACACTCCACCGGTGCCAACAACCCCTGGCTCAAGCGTTATGTGGGGCCGGATGACGGTCTGCTGGGGAAGAACCAGTACAACAACCATTGGAACCAGCCCATGGACCGGGAGGTCTGCGTCCATGCCTTCATCGGCAAGCTGGCCGATGGAACGGTGGCCACCTACCAGACCCTGCCGTGGGATCACCGTGGTTGGCACGCCGGCGGTTCCGCCAATGACACCCACATCTCCTTCGAGATCTGCGAGGACGATCTCACGGACGCCGATTATCTGAACAAGGTCTATCATGAAGCGGTGGACCTCTGCGTGTATCTCTGCGGACTCTATGGCCTGACAGAGCAGGATATCATCTGCCACTGCGAGGGCTGTGACCTGGGCATCGCATCCAACCACGGGGATGTTCTTCACTGGTGGCCGAAGCACGGGAAGAACATGGACACCTTCCGTGCGGCAGTCAAGGACAAGCTGGGTGGCTCTGAGCCGGATACCCCTGTGGAGCCGGTTCAGCCCAGTGACGGCATCAAGGCTGGCGATCTGGTAACCATCACCGGGACGAAGTATTACGGCGGACAGACCATCCCCGCCTGGGTCAAGAAACAGCAGTGGTATGTCTGTGAAGTGTCCGGAGACCGTGCGGTCATCAACAAGAACGAGAGCGGCACCAACGCCATCATGTCACCGGTGCGGGTCTCCGACCTGGCTCCGGCGGAAAGCGCGGCGGTGACCTACCGCGTCCACACCGTGGTCAAGGGCGACACCCTCTGGAGCATCGCCGAGAAGTACCTGGGCAGCGGCACCCGCTACAAGGGGATCAAGGCACTCAACGGCCTTGACAGCGACACCATCTACAGTGGTCAGAAGCTAAAGATCCCCAACTGAATATCTGCCCAGCCGAAGGGGTGCAGTCATGTTATTCGTGGCTGCACCCCTTTATTTTTTTATTCCCCTCATATTTACCCTTTCCCGTGGCCATATGGTGAGGAGCGTCCAGGGCTTCTCGGAAAGGGGCAAGTTATGACAGAAACCGAAAAGCTCAAAATCTGTAAACTCAGGCGGGACGGGCTGGGGTACAAGAAAATCGCCGCAGCTCTCGACCTGCCGGTCAATAGTGTCAAAACCTATCTCCGCCGCCATCCCGCCAATGAGGATGCCGCCGCTATTCCAGACTTCTGCGAGATGTGCGGGAAGCCTATCACCCAAACACCGCACCGTAAACATAAGCGGTTCTGCTCCGACTCGTGCCGTATCTCCTGGTGGAATGCTCACCCGGACAAGGGCGGGAAGCGGACACTCCACAATTTCACCTGCGCCTATTGTGGGCGCACATTTCAAAGTGGCGCGAGAGATCGCCGTTACTGTTCCCGCGCCTGTTATGCCGCAGCGCGGACAAAGGTGGTGAACGCCGATGGATGAGCTGTACCAGCGGCTGACTGCCTACCAGACCGCCATGAGCCTTGCCAGGAATATGCTTCGGCAGGGCATTATCAGCGAGGATGACTACCGCAAAATTGATACAATTATCGCCAAAAAGCACGAGATATCTTCGTGTAGTATATTCCACTTTGAATCGCCGAAATCGCTGGATAACAGGATCTTTTAGAGGTAATATGCACTGGACAAGGAGGTGACGGAATGGCGAGAACCATTCAACAAATTTCATTCCCTGCACCCATGCGGCCCAGTTTAAAGCGGGTCGCGGCCTACGCCAGAGTTTCCTCCGGCAAGGATGCCATGCTGCATTCTTTGTCCGCACAGGTGAGCTACTACAGTGCACTGATTCAGAAGCACGCCGGCTGGCTCTACTGCGGGGTCTATGCCGATGAAGCGTTTACCGGTACCAAGGACAGCCGGGACGGGTTTCAAAGTCTGCTGACTGAGTGCCACGCCGGAAATATCGACATGGTCATCACGAAGTCCATCTCCCGCTTTGCGCGGAACACGGTGACCCTGCTTGAAACCGTCCGGGAGCTGAAAGCCCTGGGGGTTGACATCTATTTCGAGGAACAGAACATCCACACCATGAGCGCAGACGGAGAACTGATGATGACCATCCTGGCTTCCTACGCACAGGAAGAAAGCCGATCCGCCAGCGAGAATCAGAAGTGGCGGATTCGTCACGGCTTTGAGCGCGGCGAGCTGGTGAACCTGAGATTCCTGTTCGGTTACAAAATTGAAAAAGGGCAAGTTGCGGTTGACCCGGAAAAGGCGGAAGTGGTGCGGGAGGTATTCCGCAGAGCTTTGGAAGGAGAGTCCCTATCCAGTCTGGCTGCTGACTTAAACCGGCGAGGGGTCACTGGTGTTCTGGGTGGCAAGTGGAACGCCATGCGCATCCGGGAGATGCTGTCCAACGAAAAATACCTGGGCAATGCGCTTCTGCAAAAACAGTATCGCAATAACCACTTGGAGAAAAAGGAAATCCCGAACCGTGGCGAACTGCCCCAATACTATGCGGAGGGCACGCACGAAGCCATCATTGACCAGTCTACCTTTGATGCGGCTCAGCGGCTGCTGGTCAAGCTCAGGGAAAGCACACCGGTTCGGGCGCCGTGGAAAAAGTCCGCTTTTACCAGCATGATTACCTGCACGGTGTGCGGTCGCAACTACAAGCGATGCACCGGTGGGAAGCGACATTTCTGGAACTGCCCAACTGCGGTGCAGACAGATCTGCCTTCCTGCGGCACATCCCAGATTCCGGAGAAGCTGCTTTACGACCTTGCCGCCCAGGTACTCGGCCTTGCACAGTTCGATGAGGGAGTCTTCCTGGAAAGGGTCAAAGGCATCGATGCCCTCCCGGACAAGACCCTGGTGTTCCATTTCAAAGACGGCTCCACGGCAGAGCGGCATTGGGAACACATATCCAGGGCCAAGAGCTGGACGCCGGAGATGAAGGAAATCGCCCGGCAGCGGGCGCTGGCGCAAAGGAGGGGTGAAAAATGGCAAGAGCCGTAACGGTCATCCCGCCCACCATTCAGCCCATCACACACCTGGCGCGTAACGCTGTGGTGCGCCGGCGGGTAGCGGCCTATGCCCGCGTCTCCACCTCCAGCGAGGAACAGCTCACCAGCTACGAAGCCCAGGTGGACTACTACACCCGCTTCATACAGTCCAAGCCGGAATGGGAGTTCGTAAGGGTCTACACCGATGAAGGCATTTCAGCGGTGAACACCAAAAAGCGCGAGGGTTTCAACCAGATGGTGCGGGATGCGCTCGATGGGAAAATCGACCTCATCGTGACGAAATCCGTCAGCCGGTTTGCCCGGAACACCGTAGACAGCCTGGTGACCGTCCGCAAGCTGAAGGAGAAGGGCGTGGAGGTCTATTTTGAAAAGGAAAATATCTACACCCTGGACAGCAAGGGCGAACTGCTGATCACCATCATGTCCTCTCTGGCGCAGGAGGAGAGCCGCTCCATTTCGGAGAACGTCACCTGGGGCCAGAGAAAGCGTTTCGCCGATGGAAAGGTCAGCCTGCCGTATAGCCACTTCCTGGGCTATCGGAAGGGCGACAACGGTCTGCCGGAAATCGTGCCGGAGGAAGCGGAAACCGTCCGCTGA